AAGGACTTTGTTGCACTTGGTGTAAACATTGGTGATGTGGTCGGTATTGTTATAGGGGGTATAACAAAGAACTTTACTGTTCTTAGTGTAACTGCAACTGAGTTGGTTGTTAATACCAACACCATTACAGTTCAGCCGTTAGGCTACTACGTATACAAAGGAGATAGCATTAAGGAGGCAGAGAAGGTTTCTAATAGTAAGATAACTATGCTGAACAACTCTATACTCACAAAGCCTAACCTAACATACCCTGCATACACAATGGAGGCGTTGGTGGCACAGGCACATCCAAATACAGTCATTGGTATTGGTCAATTAATATCTCAGTATATTAGATTCCCGTTTGTTCCTAAGTGGACGTTTGTAACGCTTACCAATGGAGAGCCTGTATTCGATCCATCTCAACCTGACTATCAGGACTTTGAGTTACCTAACGATGACGAAGTAAACTTGATATCAAAGATACTTCAGTACGCAGGTATGTCAATAAGAGAGGTTGCAGCAGTTCAGTTCGGACAGGCACAGGATCAAGTTAATACACAAGAAGAGAAATAATTATGAGTTATATAACACAATATCAATACTACGAAAACGGAGGCTTACAGCCTGAAGATAAGAATTGGGGTTCATACCAGTATGTTTCTCTTGAGGATATAGTGAACAACTATATGCTTATGTATACAGGTAACCACAGTCTTGTAAACAACGAGGAGAGATATAAAGTTTTATTCCACGCAAAGAGAGCGATTCAGGAGTTAAACTACGATGCATTCAAGGAAATAAAGATATTGGAACTTAGTGTGTGTGACACGCTGAGATACGTTCTACCTTCTGACTACGTTAACTGGGTAAGAATATCCATATATAGAGATGGCTTACTTATGCCACTTACTGAGAACATACAGACGAATTGGTCTTCGGCATACCTACAGGATAATGATTGCAGAATACTATTTGATGAGGATGGTAATGCACTTAAGCCTGAGTTCTCACAGCTTGATTTCGAAAGAATAAAGGGACAGAAGCAGACCATATACCTAAACCAAAACTCTGAGTACTACGGTAGAGCAGGGTGGTGTATTGATGGTGCTTGGTACTTTGAGTATGGTATAGGAGCGAGATATGGTTTAAATACGGAGACAGCGAATGCTAACCCTACGTTTAAGATTAATCCAAAGGGAGGAGTTATAAACTTCAGTTCAGGTATGGCAGGTGAGTTATGTGTTCTTGAGTACGTATCAGACGGAATGGAGAATGGAGATGATAGCTTAGTTACTGTAAACAAAATGTTTGAAGAGTTTGTTTACGCATACATCGAGTTTGCAATACTAAACTCAAAGCTTGGTGTACAGGAGTATATCATAGCGAGAGCAAGAAAGCGCAAGGCAGCACTTCTTAGAAATGCAAAAATCAGAATTAGTAACATACATCCCGGAAGATTATTACAGAACTTAAGGGGTAGAGATAAGTGGTTGAAGTAGTATGGCAAATTTAACAAGGAATTTTACCCAAGGTAAGATGAACAAGATGGTCGATGAACGACTGATCCCTGATGGTCAGTACGTTGACGCATTGAATGTTCGTATGGGTTCTACCGAGGGAGCAGATATAGGTGTTATTGAAAACTCAAAGGGGAATGAGGTTCTCACTGCTATAGGGGTAGACGGCACAAAGATATCTCCTGACGCAAAGTGTATAGGCGCATTTGAAGACGGAGCATTAGAGACCATCTATTGGATGATTCACGACCCAAACTTTATTGACAGTAACACTGGGAAGTTAGACCTTATAGTTTCTTTTAATACCAACAGCAGTACAGTAACGTATCACGTTATTAGTAAGGATGATGGAGGAGGTGTGAATACCACGCTAAACTTCAACGAGCAGTATTTATTTACAGGCGTAAACAAGGTTGAGGACTTGTTGTTCTTTACAGATGACTACAATCCACCGAGAAGAATTAACGTAAAAAAGAATTACCCTAACCCTAACGTAAGTGGTATTGATGGTTTTGATTATAAGGACATCCTTGTAATTAAGCAACCACCATTGGCTGCACCGGTACTTGAGATGCAAAAGACAAGCACCGAGGAGACGTTCTTAGACGAGAGGTTTATTTGCTTCGGTTATAGATACCGATACGAGGACGAGCAGTACTCAGCTACATCACAGTTTACTGACCCTGCATTTACGCCTGACACCTTTGGGTTGTCAACTGAAAGCTACTTAAACGAGGGTGTAACTAATATATACAACACAGCGTTGGTTACATTCAACACGGGTGGACCATTGGTTGTTGGTATTGACTTATTATTTAAAGAGGCTAACAGCCCTGTAATAAAAATAATTGAGAAGCTTAACAAGACTAAGCAGGGATACGCAGACTATCAAGACGTAACATATACATTTACAAACAGTAAGATATTTACTATACTACCTGAAGCTGAGATACTTAGGCTGTATGACAACGTTCCATTACTATCAAAGGCTCAGACTACAATAGGCAACAGGCTTATGTACGGAAACTATGTAGAGGGGTATGACTTGATTGACAAGAACAATAGCCCTGTTAGGTTTGACTTTGTTGCTAGTGGATTAGAGGAAGCATTTGATATAGGCTCTGTAGGTTCAGTAAACGTATCTACAGACTATCTTATAGGTGGCGCACAAACTATAGCAGGTTCAGCAGCACAGTATGACTTCTCAGATTTCGATTTAGTTAAGGGTTCATCAATAACAATTGAAATAACTTTTGACCATAATAGTTTTTCTGGACCCGCTACTCCTACAGAGACAAACGTTCAGTTGGTTTTTCAGTATACATTCAACCTTGTTGAAGATTACGCTAGTGTTTATGACTGGGCGCAGAGTGCAATCACCACTGCTCAGGTGGGTACTTCATTACCTGGTGGTAACATTGAGCCTATAGCTACTAGAGACCAAGGAACTACAATGACAGATTTATTTAATCAGTTATTCAAAAATGACTTAGACAATACATACTTTATTTATCAGAGTGGTATAACTGCAATAGAGCAAGCGATTATACTAGAGTCTACAGTTGGTTCAGATGAGGTTACATTTAGATTCCCTGCGGTTCAATACGCAGACGATGTAAATACTCCTACTGTAATTGTTACAGAATACTTTGATATTGCAAGTGGTGCTGCTGATTACAGCAAGCTAAGTTCAGGTCAAAGCCTTCATAGCAATAGAGGCTATGAGATAGGTATTATATATATGGATGAGTTCAACAGGTCTACAACAGCTTTGGTTAGTCAGTACAATACCGTTCAATTTCCTTGTGGAGCATCAGACACAGCCAATAGTATAATTGTAAACATACCAACTACTCAAGTTGCTCCTAAGTGGGCAAAGAACTACAAATATGCAATCAAGCCTGACAGAGAGTCTTACGAAACGATATATAGTAGTATATTCTTTACCGACCCAATAGATAATAATACTTACTTCTTGTTGGAAGGAGAGAACTCTCAGAAAGTAACTAACGGACAAAGGCTAATAGTTAAAAGAGATGTACTTGGTGCTACCTCAAGTTGTGACTACGCTACTGTATTAGAGAAGGCATCTAAGAGTTCAGACTTCATAGCAATACCATCGCCTAGCGATCCTACTGTAAACTTAAATATACCTTCAGGGGTGTATATGAAAATGAAAGCAAATTCTTTTTCTGTTGAAGGTTCTGAGAATTCAATTATAGATTATGGTTCTAAATCAGATACATCTGAATATTCAGGAATTGCTCCCGTTTTGTCTTATCCTTTGTATATATATGGTGTACCAGACCCAACAATACCTGGTTCAACTGTTACTGAGTATAGCATTCCTGCAAGTTCAAGAATAGTTATTAGCTATGAGGTTGTTCGTGAAGGAGGTATTGGTTGTGGCGAAAGAATATATAATTTTAATAAGACATTGGTTTCACCTGTAGATTATAATAATTTTAGAGACTGGTTCTTAGGTGAAAATGTAATTGCTACATTAAACACAGGGAATAGTAGTTCTGCTACAAACCCTCCCTTTACAGTTCAGTATGCCTCTGGTTTTCAAACTCCACTAACGATACCAACAGACGAAGACATCTTGTACATTGGTTTTGAAGGAACTGTCGCTCAACCCGGATTAAACCTTTTAGCTACAGGTACACTTGCTTGTGGTGGATCTAAGAAGAGAAGGTCAAAGGTGTCTTGGACTATGACTGTTTTTAGAGCAGAAGATACAATCGTATTTGAGAGTGAACCTCTTGATGCAGCACCAGACATTTGGTATGAAAGTTCTAAGACATTTGGGTTAGTTACTTCTGACGATATATGTAATGTGTCAGTACTAAACCAAGACCCTAACGACTTGGTCTATGACTACACAGATATAAATGGTTTACCACAACAGATAACGGTTCCTAGTAACCCTGCTCCGAGTGGTCCTCCAGTAACATTTGTTGCTGTTTGTAGTAGTGTAGTAAGAAGTGCAGCTACACCACCAACGAATCCTGCGAATGTAACTCTTACTTCTACGTCAATACCTTCAGGTACACATTTAGGAGACATACAGAATCAGATACTATCAACGGGACAGCCTGCGATTTGTGATACAGGGTTCTTTAACTGTTACTCCTTTGGTAATGGTGTTGAAAGCTATAAGATTAGAGATAGTATATTAGGCAAGGACTTCAACCTTGGGAATAGAGTTACGTCTACACAGGCTCAAGACTACAGAAGAGTTAGAAGATTTGCTGACATTACCTATAGCGGTGTATACAGCGATGAGTCGAACGTAAACAAACTAAATGAGTTCAATGGAGGTCTGTTGAATTTTAAGCCGTTAGAGGAGTCCTTTGGTCCTATACAGATACTACACGGAAGAGAGAAGGATGTACTTACACTACAAGAAGATAAGATATCATACGTACTCACAGGTGCGAATATACTATCAGATGCAGGTGCAGGT